AATTAATTTCTAGGTGTATTTTAATAAAAGATGTCTCAACGACTTGGCATGGCCGATGGTCGATGCTTCACCATAAACACATCAGCCCAACTGTTCAACAACTACGTGATGAAACAGAACAACATTTCCTTCGAGGACAACTACTCTTACAGGCAGCTGCTCCAAAAGTCTGGACCAGAGATGCTCTCTAAGATCCAAGACGAGCAGGGGAAGACCAACTGCAATGACTGCAACAAACCACTTGTCAACGCCTCCAAGATTTACTAACTGAGCTAAATTTGGTAAAAAAACTTTACATCCATACTATAGAATGTCAACATGTTCCATATGTCTAAATGAGGTCAAGTCGACTCGGGCAAATCCACCGACTCGATGCGGACATATGTTTCATTCCCACTGTCTACAGGAATGGAAAAACAAAGGTAAAAATACTTGTCCCGTATGTAGAAAAGTTTTCGATGCTTCACAATTTAAAATTACAGTCACAGTACAGAACAATCACACAGCATTGTCAAATACTGTGTCATTGAATGAAAATACTACAATGGAGGTTGTGGATCTTTTCGATTTATCCTTCGACGGTGTCGAAAATTTGATGGATTTAGATAGTATTCTATCGGACCTTGGGATGAGTCTTTCCGACTTTGATACCGGAATTCTTGACGCAGAATGAACTACAGTACTTCTCATAGTTTAGACCTGGGTAGTTCCTAGAAGCTTTACGGGGATCTTTTATCATACCCCCATTAGCGTCAGTCAGAAGTGGACCCGTAGCCCACCCCCTCTTGTGACTGAATACATTAGCTTTGAATATAATGCGTTTCCCAGTTTTGAAGGTTCCAGCCTTCTTTATCCTTGACTCTGGTACCTTGAAGAACTTAGCTACCGATTTTATGGTATCTCCAGGTTTCACTTTGTATTCTACAACACCATGTTGCTTGTAAAAGTGAAAGTCACCCTGACGAATATAGTTCGTTGGTCGCCCAGGGGAAACAAACATCATGACCTTGAAGTAGCCCTTTTTACATTTTGTATTCGCATCAACCTTGTAGACCTTTTTGGGGTTGTCTGATATGACGCGGTTTGGGAGACCTGTACAGTGGGTATAATTGTGATTACCATTTGACAATCCAGATCTATCACCTGGTATAGATTTCTGCCAACGATAGGCTTCATAGTCACCAACAGCATACGCATAACAATTATTATTACCTATACCTACACTTGTTCCCCACCTCCTATTTGTAAACCTACTTTCTGACCCACTCAGGGGGAGGTCTTTCATTTGAAGTAGGGATAGAAAAAAAATATCCACCCCTAATAAATGATCAAGGAGGTTTCCAAATCCGAAAGTAAGTCTGACATTCTCTCTGAAATTCTCATCTTCGTGCTCACAATCCTCATCAGCACCTTCATCCTCCGCCTCGTGTGGAACAGGTCGCTCGTGAAGCACATCTCTATCCTCAAGCCTATCAAGAACTTGACGGATGCCCTCATTCTCGCCATCTCCATGACCGTCATCCGTGGCCTCTAAACTTCATTGTATCCAACTAATTGTTTACCATTGGGGTCTACGAGTGTCGGGAACGCATCCATACCAGCACATGATTCTTTATCACAATCGATAAACGTATGAGGTATGTTTTTCTTATTCATATATTCTAACTGCTTACGAGTCCATCCACAACCCATGGTCCCGTAAACCGTCCATTTCTTACCGTCTTTTGGTGGAGCCCGTTCAGTTCGCATGAGAATCATGATAACAACAATCAATAGAATCACGAAAGCAATCATATTTTATTATAGGTAAATATTAAAATGTCTTCAACTGAATTTACTATTGGAACTAAGAATGTCACACTCAAGTACACCAGGAAAATGCCCCGTGGTGAAGTTGAACGGATGAAATCATTCGTCACTAAGGATGGGGTGAAGCTCACCAAGACCCCAAAGTTTAAGATACTCTCCGAAGTTGATGAGGGCACTAAGCGCGTCTTCAAGATCGTGCTTTAATCACATCCGTCTGCGAGGGACTGGCTTGGGGGAACGGGGACCGACTTCCCGTTGTTTTTTCATAACAGCTACCGCCTTCGCATATGCAGCCGCCTTATTGATTGGTGTACTGGATTTCTTTTTCGGAGCTATGGGGGGTTTCGCAAATTTTCGTGGCTTTGGTAGGGGTAAAGCCTTGGTTTCACCCGTGAGGAAGGGTTTAGATAAAATATTTTCAAACCCCGGTAGGTAAAAGGTGTGAGCGACATTTTTACGATCGGTACCAATCAATCTAAACTCATCAACAACTGTACTTTTGCGACCCAAATACATGGGTGGTAAGAGGGACTTAATAAAATTCCTCGAGACGCGTGTGGCCACTCCGGGGTTTTTTTGTTGTGTGATCAAGTTGTAGAGACTGTTTAAGAAAAGGTGTACATCATATAGTTTATGAGATTTTCTGGAAATTCCAATATTTTTGAAGTAGTTATCGTTTATCAAAGGATTTTTTATACGGGGAAATAGTGAAAATCCAAAATCAATCATTACAGCCTCGATACCACCATTTGAAATTGTGTACGTTTTATTGTTTAGCTCAACTTTGATTTTCTTTTCGGGTACCTTTTTTATCAAAATGTTGCCCTCATGAAGATCATGGTGTCTGAATTTTGGATACTTTTTATGAATCCTGTAGAGGTTGTAAATAACCTGAACTATAAGAGACTTTTGTTGTTCTAATGTTGGGTTAGTCTTCCACCAGTTTCTTAATTCCATCCCATCGATGTATTCCATATAGATGATGACTTTATCACTACATGTCTTGTATATGTAATTTTCTGGAACACCGAAGCCCTTCAACTTTTTCGCAATAGTGAATTCCATTCGAGCTGGATTCTGTTTGAGATAGTTCTGCAATTCGACGAGAGTTACGTTATTTCCTGGTAACTTGATTTCTTTGTAGGCTACATATCTCTTACCATTCCCATTCACATTTCCCCTGAAAACATTTCCATACGCACCAGATCCAACTTTCTTCGTTGAAGGTAAATAGTCTTTGGGTGAACACCCCTTTTTCCCCCTAAAAATCTTCTTGAGATTCTTCTCAATGTTGGACATTCTTACTTATTCGTAAGAAGTTTTTTTCTTCTTACCAATAGAGATTGGAAATTTTTTTGTTTTTTTAGGGACATTAGACATCAACCTCCTCATCAACCTCCTCCTCGTCGTCCTCATCTTCTGGCTCTGGGAGATCGAGGCCCTGGAAGGCGAAGGACGGGAGCTTCGTAGACTGCTCCAATAGACATTGGTTGAGCCTCATGGTGACACCGAACTTGTTATCGATGAACCAGATGCTACTGAGGTCGATGATGCACATAACCTTCTGACCCTTCTCGATGGCGTCGACCGTCGTAGGCTCACGGTTCATATTGTAGGCCTCGGGGACAAAGGTGCCATCGGGCTTGGTCGTAATCTTCAGCTTCATGGTAGAAGGGTACTGCTCCTTACCTGGGCGAACCATTGGCTTGTAGAGAGCCTCCTTGAGAACCGCGACGTTGAACTCCTTACCGAGCCACTCCTTAGAGTTCTTGGCAACGGTGTTGACGATGATGTTGTCGAGCTCGGAGAGCGTCTTGTGCACCCCCATAGCCTGCTCGTTATCGGGGTCAAACGAGAGATCGAGGGAGTAGGTGGTGCGCCCAGTCCCCTCGTCAGTAAAGGCACTGAGACCGAAGGGGGATCGCATGAAGGGGAGTTGAAGATAACATTTTTTGTTGCCGCCGGCGTTTAGGTAGACGGTTTTACCGCCATTCTTGTTCTTACGGAGGTTCGAGAAGCCCACGGAAGCGGGGGAAAGTTCGGAGATTTGTTGAATAGAGAGCGACATTGTTGGTTGGTTATATCTATCTTAGGGGGCTCGACTTTAAGTAAGTTTTTTTGTTGACATATATCAAAAGTATAATGGGTCTCTTTAAAGACTGTGGCTGTGGGTGCAATGGTAAGAAACAGGAGGACAAATTTATAATTTCTATAATTTCTGGTCTTACATTCTTTGTCATTGCCAACCCTGAAACTTTCCGCCTCGTCAGGCGAGTACTTGGTCCAAGCATCGCAACACCAAATGGATGTCCATCTACATTTGGTCTCGTTGTTCACACGATCGTTTTCACTCTCATCGTTTGGGCTATGATGAACGTGAAAAAGGAGGGTGGTAAGAAGAAATCAGGGTGTGGGTGTGGTGGTAAGAAGGGAACAAAGGTTTCTGTCGCAGCACCAGTTCCCATGGTTGACGCTCCATCCCCAGAACCCGATTTTGGTGAACCAAGTATAGACCTAATTGACAGTGGTCGAAATCTCGAGTCCCATGCCCTTGACTCTGACGGAACAATGTACTAATTAAAACTCTTCATCAAACCCAATATCATCCGAGGTGTCATCCATCTTTCCGTAGTCTCCTACCCTCTTCTCGAAGAAGTTGGTTTTTCCATCCAGGCTGATATTTTCCATAAAATCGAAGGGGTTCTTAGAACCCCAAAGTGTAGGCTGTCCAATCTGCTTGAGAAGGCGATCCGAAACATACTCGATGTACTCGGACATCTTCTCAGAGTTCATTCCTATGAGGTTGCAGGGAAGGGCATCCAAAATGAACCCCTTTTCAATTTCCACAGCCTCTCTAACTATGGAGTGAATAACCTCAGTGGAGGGTTTGTTTCTCAAAAGTTTGAAAAGTTCCACAGCAAACTCTTGGTGGAGGCCCTCATCCCTAGAAATAAGTTCATTCGAGAAGCACAGGCCAGGCATCAGGCCCCGTTTCTTGAGCCAGTAGATGGCACAGAAACTCCCAGAAAAGAAGATTCCCTCTACACAGGCAAATGCGAAGAGGCGCTCAGCGAAGGTTCGGGACTTGGTATCGAACCATTTTAGGGCCCAGTTGGCCTTTTTTTGAATACAGGGGACGGTTTGTATAGCCTCGAAGAGGTGTTTTTTCTCAGTAGAATCTTTGATGTATTTGTCTATTAGTTTAGAGTACGTCTCCCCGTGGACCATTTCATTGTGGCATTGGTATGCATAGAATGAACGGGCCTCAGAGATTTGTACCTCATCGGCGAAATTGTTATTGATATTCTCAAAAACAATTCCATCGGAACCAGCGAAGAATGCCAGGATGTACTTGATGAATTTCTTTTCATTATCGTTTAAATTTTTCCAGTCTTCCATGTCACTAGACAGATCTACCTCTTCCGCTGTCCAATTGGACATTTGAGCCTTCTTGTAGAGTTCCCAGAGCTCAGGATACTTCAGGGGAAAGACAGTAAATCTATCGAGTGTTGGTGCTAGTATGGGTTCGTATTCATCTTCAATGTATTCTTGGTATTCAAAGTAGTTTCCGATATGACGTCCGTCAATAAATATTTGAGGGTAGGAATCGATACTGCCACCACATAATTTTTTTAGTTCCTCCTTTTCTATCAAAATCTTTTCGTATTCGAGACCCTCTGCCTCACTGAGGGTCACCGCGTGGTCGCAATACTGACATCCTTCCTTCGAGTAAATAATAACTTTCATCTGTGATATTATCCCTGATTATTTTTTGTGAGAAAACTCTAAGCATGATTGTACCATCTGAAATAAACGAAAATGATATAGTTAAACTATTTGTAAACGAAGACGGTGTTGAAGACCAAATGTACGGTGTCGTTGGAATGAACACCGGCCTGACCCTCGGAGTTCGGTATCTCAATCCAACTGAACTTATTTATAAGTCCGCTTGTGTCTACAAAATAGACGACGGGGAACTGTCCCCCGCACCCTTTGAGAGTCTCATGGAGCACTACCCAAGTGGTACAACATTTAAGGATCTGGAAATGAAACCTCTTGGTACTGATATGTTTGCTTACTATTCCGAGATTGACGTCGAAGATACTGACAGTGATATATACGACGAGGGTCAATCTGGCTCCGATTTAGATGATTTCATCGTATCAGACAGTGAAATACAGGGTTCCCCACCACCTGGGCATGAGATGATTGACAAAGAATGGGCTAAATGGAAACCCTCGACTTCAGGGGGGAAAAGTTTTAAAGAAACAGTTGATATGATTGAAATGCATGTAAAAAGCCTAAGTCTGTAAATGCGTTTTTGAAAAAGTAAAAAAAAATACAGTATCTAAAAAAGATGCTGGCAGCTATCTGGACTCAATTAGATTCATTATTACCAAAACAAACCGAAGAAAAGCCAGTTAATATACATATATGTCGTGAATGCTCGGGTACTAAAATTATTTCACCCGAAGGATTACCAACTTGCTCAGAATGTGGACTTGTAGATGACAGGTTTATCGATGATACCGCAGAATGGACGAGTGGGATGACGGACGATGGAAAAGTGAATGATCCATCCAGGTGTGGTAATCCTAACCCAAACCCGGAGCTCTTTTCACAAAATTGGGGGAAGGGAACTGTTATTTCAACACAGCGTTCTTCAACATACGAAAATAAACGTATGGCTAAAATCAACTTTCATATGTCTATGAATCATAAAGACCGTTCTCTTTTTCACGCGTATAAGGACATTGATGAGGCGTGTAACACTTTACCAGACTCGATTCTCAAAGATGCCAAAATGATGTACAAAAAATTTAACGATGAAAAACTTACCCGTGGTGCGGTGCGTTTGGGAATCAAGGCGAACTGTGTACTGTACGCATGCCGTAATGCTCAGTTTCCAAGGACGACTAAGGAGATTGCCGAAATGTTCGGAATACATTCGAAGGATATTAGTCGAACAGCCCAAATATTCAAAGACACTATAGCGGGGAAGACTGAGAAGAACTATGTGACGAAAGCTTTTGATGTGATGAATCGTTTGCTAAACTCTTTTGAGGTGAGTAGGGATGAAAGATTCAGGTGTAATAAAATGTGTAACGCCACCGAGGATTGTGTAGATTTAATGAGTAAAACACCAAACAGTGTTGCATCAGCAATTATTCACATAGTTTTGGGGAGTAAAGTTACAAAGGTGGAGATGTGTGAAAAGTGTTCGGTGTCTATCCCAACAC